GTTCTATATTTAAAAAATTCCCTCACAGCATAGGGTCCAAACTTCTTAGGGTCTAAAGAGCCAAATTTTCTCTCAAAGTCTGCGAAGGAACCTATTGTAACAGGGACAAACGCCGGGCCCATCTGTGCTGTTCCGATAACTCCTGCAGGAACACCTACAATCTCGCTTTCTCTCTGGGAAAGATCGATCTCTCTCTCAAAAAACCCAGGTGATCTGAATGTCTGTTCGGCCATTTATAAAATCTCCCGTGTAATCCTTTACACAATATAACTATTGCTTAAACTGGCAAAAATCTTTAATCAGATGCAGTATCTAATGTAGTTTGTAGATCAACAGTTATTCTAGAACTTGCCACTGTTTCTCCAGATCTTTGGTTTCTAGTTAGAATCCTAACATATCGCTTCGTCTCCTCACCCGTAAATGGATCGACTATAGTCTCCAAGAGTCTCTCGCTTCCCTGGCCGCGCTCTCCTGGAGTCTCACCATACTTATTTAAATTTTCAACATCGCTTAAGACAAACTTATCATAATCAACCACAGTTTCAGGTGATCTATCTTCTGTAATCACCTGTGTGCTTGATTGAATATACCCAAATTCAATCTGAGGAGCTGAACAAAATTTTCTAAATGGTATTCTCTGTCCATTGTGAACAGGTGCAAGCAGATATGTCGGTATCATTATTGTAAATGAATATTTGATAATTCTTTCGTCAGACGAAAAATCGGAAAAATTGTCCTGATTGTTTAAGGGGCTCTTAAGATAGGCTACATACTTGTGTCCAGTTTTTGACTCTATTTGAAATCCATAATCCTGCCCATCAAATTGAGACATTAAAATCTCTATCATCTGATTCATCTGCTGCATATACTGGGTCCAGAAAACTATCTCATATGATATTGTCATAAACGACGGATACGGAAGTGTTATGATCTCAAAAATATTATTTCCAATATCACCTCTAAGAAGATCACCATTAGGATCATCCATCAGAGATAAATTATTTAGATTCCTCCTTGACGCCAATCTTCCAGACTTTGCAACATTTCCTGGGAATATATCTGATCTAGCAAAATTTCCTCTTGACGCAACGTTATGCTGATTTTTTAATCTTAATTTATTTACAATATTCTGATAATCTCTATCTTTTGGGCCCAATCTTTTTCTAACAATGTAGCTTTGTTGATCCCTAAATGCTATTGGAGTTCCATATCCACCTTGTGATGGTGATGTATCTATACCTGTTCTATGAATTGCTATTACAGGAAGTATTAGAGCATTATTTTTATCTCTGATTGCACGCTTTCTTCTCGTCAAGGCAAATCTTTCACCTGTCGAGAATACGACGGGAACCTTAGTAGACTGCTCTTTTATCTTGACCTGAAATGATAATCTTTTATCAAATAAATCAAATAAAGTTCTATCAGTCTCCTCTATGCCAGACGGAGGTATATTAAAATCCTCCGGAACGCTTCCTTCGTATCCATCATCTATTCTTCTATTTGCCATAATTAACTCTCATCATAAAATGATGATCCCACATTTTGGGGATCTCCTTTTGGAGATATTTCTGCTGGTCCAGATATGGGCTTTGTTAAAACACCCTTTTGCTGTAATTCCCTTATATCTCCTGTAATTCCCTCATTGTTTCTTCTAAATCCCCTCTGCTGAACAAATTTGTTCTGAACAGCGTCTGGGTCTGAGTATTGCTCATCTGTCGGGCCGAACGTGATTTCGCTGAAATTTCCTAAACGCGCCTGCTTACCAGTTATCGTCATAAAGCCTTTATGTTCAACCTGCCCGTAAATTGTATTTGAATCAGGAGCTGTTATGACTTCAAAGAAAACAGAGCCATAGCTAAAAAAATCACCCTCAAGAATTGTTATCCCTTTATCTAGAAGATCTCTTACCTGAAGGTATACCTCTATCGTATAATAATCTTCACTTCCAAATAAATTAGCCCTGACATCCTGAGGTAAATATTTTACTAGACAACCTATCTGTATTGGATTTTCAAATATCTTATCTGTTGCCTCTTCATACACTGGATGAATATTTGATTTTGTCTCTGATATTGGGAAATAATATATCTTCTGGCCCACAACATCCTTAACGACCTCTTTTGCTATGTCGTTTATAAAGTTTATCTCTCTAGGTGTTATGAAGAATCTTGCCATGTTTTATCCCATAAAGATGGCCCAGCCATTTGTCATAGGAATATAACGTAGCTGTTTATTTACCATCTCTGCCCTTGTTGCAGCAGTCTCCTGTAGCTTATCGTAGGTCATTGTCTCTAGCATTTCCCTTAGTTGAGTCTGTAAGTTAGTTTTTGACTCCTTCCCAGCCGTTTCCAGTGCAGATCCATTTAATGTTAAATCTGATCCTGGAATAGGAATGGATGAAAATTTACTTCTAATTAAGCCTAACAGCTCCTTGGATAGAGCCAATGAGTACTGTCTAATCCACTGTCTGCCAATACTATTGATATTTGTGTATTCAAGATTTCCAAACGGAATATCTGATAAATTTGACACTCCCAGGATAGTGTCATCCTGATATGCGGGATTTAGGGGATCAGAGAAGAACTTGACCCTTAAGAATAACTTCTGTGCAGTGTCTGCTGTAGGCATTGGATACATTCTTATCTTTGTACCTATAATCTTATACGAATAGTTGGACCTTCTAACCCTATTTGAGATATCTAGCTGACCAGCCCTTAATATATCCTCAAAAACAGGTAGAACATAAAATATTGTCTCAGGCGTAAATGATTCGAAGCTAAACTCATTATTAAGATAGTTTATGGCTGATGTTGTGTCAAAAAATCTATACGCTGCTTGAGGGCTGAAGTGGAATACCTCATTTATCTGTAATTTTGTTCTTAGTGGGTTTGAGTCTGAGGGAAATATAAGATTTCCATTTCCATCCTTTAGATCTGCGTAAATATCATAATCCTGCTGGCTTCCAGTCAGCTGTATGGATCCTGACATCATGTTATAAGATCCTCCAGTTCCTGCCTCAAATGCATAAGGTTCTGCAACTCTGGTAAGGAAGTCAAGATTTTCCCTGGGATATTTGCCTTCAGATCCGGACATCGCACCATCTGATCCGGTTATTGGCATTCCTAGAAACTGAACCATCTGTGATTTTGCCTGATACTGATTTAGAATTGCGCCAAATTCTAGTGCTGACTCTTCTAGAGTTGCCCAGATTTGCTTCTTTGTAAGCTCAACACTTAAAACATCGTCACCCAATTTTCTCTTAATAAAGGTAACAATATTATCCGCTTCAGTCTGAAACTGCGATTCATTGTCAAAAAATCCAAATGGTGTTGGATTTGTTGTATTAGCAAAAGTCGCCAATTGAAACTCCTAAGCTAGCCCACTCAATGATAATTATTCGGTGGTGGATCACTTTCTAACTTAGAAGAAAATCAATTTTAATGATTAGCTATAGGATCACTTCTTCTTTTTGCTTCCGCTGGACGTGGTTGTAGCCGGAGCGGAAGAACTCTCATTCTGTGAAACTTGTTGTGGGCTTGTAAATACGTTAATTGCGTTATTAATATCACCAGCCTGCTCAAGGGAATAGCAACCTTTAGACTGTGCCAACCTGACTCCTCCGATTAGGGTATTCAGCGCTCGAATTTGAATATCTTCAATTGACATTTTAAATCTCCTAAATATGTCTCATTACAATTATAGCAATATTATTGACTTCGTTTAGGCAAAAAAAACGGCGGCTTAAAAAAGCCGCCGTTGATAGACCTTAAAGTCTATTTCTTTTAGATGATGTCAAGATCCAGGACCGTGACCGAACCGTAGAAGTCAGCTCGAACCATTCGCTTACCGTATCGGGTCATCACGCCTTTGCGGGGTGTGAAGTCCTCAGGAGCGAAGATTGTCGGTGTGACGATCAACGGAACGTACGGAGCGTAGACATAACCTGTTTCGAGGTAGCTTCCGCCCTTGTAACCAACGAGGATCTTATTCCGCGGGAAGTATGGATCCTTGTAGACCGTAAAACGATTACTAAGGGTACCAATCGGTGCCGCACCAAGGGTCATCGGATTACCAACCTGACCATCGCCGTCGAGGCTATAGTTGGGCTTGTAGAGAATCGATGCCTCGAAGATCGTAGAGACCTCGGGTGAGCATACGCAGAAGTTAGCAGAACCTCTCAACGTCTTCCTGTGAATCTGGTT